GATACTGATTCGGTATTCTATAGTGCTTTACCATTGGTCAAAAACAGATTACCAAATGCCGATACAACTGATGATAAGTTTATGACAGAACAAATTCTTGATATTGCTTCAGAGGTTCAAACATATATTAATAAGTCATATGATTACTTTGCTAAAAACTTCTTGAATATTCAAGGCGACCATCGTTTTGAGATTAAACAAGAGATGATTGCCAAGAGTGCATTTTGGGTTACCAAGAAAAGATATGGTCAATGGATTATTAATGATGGCGGTGTTCCATGTGAAAAACTTGATGTTAAGGGATTGGATATTGTCAGAAGTTCATTCCCACCCGCATTTCGTGATTTTATGACAAAGGTATTGAAAGCTATATTGGCTAAAGTCGATAAAGAAAGAATTGATGAGTTTATTTTGGATTTTAAAAAGAGTCTAAATGACCACGATATTACAAACATATCTTTACCAAGTGGTGTCAAGGGTATAAAGAAATACACGAAGAAAAAGACAAAACTTGGGTTTCAAGGTAAGTCTATGTTTACCGAAATGGAAAAGGGTGCGCCAGTTCACGTTAAGGCATCAGTTATCTATAATGATTTATTAAAACATTTTAAAGTCAATAATCATGAGCAGATTAGAAATAGTAGTAAAATCAAATGGGTATATTTGAAAGACAATCCATTTAATATCGATGCCATAGCTTACAAGGGTTATGATGATCCTAAAGAGATTATGGATTTTATTGCTCAGTATATAGATAGGGATAAGTTGTTTGATAAAGCCCTAAAGAAGAAAATAGAGTTATTCTATGAGAGTATGAAGTGGGATATGCCCATTGATAAAAAAACTTCAATAGAAAGGTTTTTTTGATGGGTACAGAAGTAGTAGGGGAAAGTAAGAGTATAGAGTATAGCACTCCGTTGGCTTTAGTTAATCCATTGATAGAAGAATTTGAATTAACAAGGGATGTTTGTGCTAGTAAATTAAATCATAAATTACCTGAGTATTGGACTAAAGAAGATAATGCTCTTACAAAAGCTTGGGGTGGTAATTGTTGGATGAATCCACCTTTTAGTAGAGATTTAAATAAATGGGTTAGAAAAGCATTTATTGAAACTATCCACAACGGTGGAACTAAAGTTTGTTTAATACCAGTTCGTAGTAATACTAAATGGTGGGCAGAAGTAGCACCACATTCCGAAATCCGTTTTATAAATGGAGAGGTAAATTTTAATGATGAGCCAAGAGGATTGTGGTTGCCGATGTCTATAATGATATTTGGAGAACAGGCAAAAAAAGGAACTTTTAGTTTTATAAATTATCGTGATGTAAAAAAAACTTCAATTGAAAGGTTTTTTTGATTGACTTTAATGAAAAAAATTCGTATATTAACACATAATAGGAGTAGTAACAATGAATAAAATAGTATTGGATACTTTTATCCAAAAATACAATCTTGGCGGAAATGTAAATTCTGTCAAATGGGAATCAAGTGGAGATACATTGTCCACTAGGTTTATTTCACCAGACAAAAGTTTATTGGGTGAATTAACTTTGTCAAAACAAACTTTACCAGAGTTTGAAGTGGGTGTTTATGACACACCATTGTTGTCAAAGATGTTAGGTACTTTAGCTGATAGTATTGATTTCAGTTTAATAACACCACCAAGTGATGATGAACAACCAGTAGCATTTCACCTAACAGATTCAGTTATTTCAGCTGATTATGTTTTGGCTGCTATTGGTGTCATACCAGATGTACCTGAATTAAAGAACATACCTGAGTTCAATACACTTGTGAATATCGATAGTCAGTTTATCAATTCATTCATTCGTGGTAAAGGTGCTTTGGCTGATGTTGATACATTTGCTATTAATCCAGTAGATGGTGGAGTTGAGTTTGTAATTGGATATAGTGATATTAATTCAAATCGTATTAGTATTAAGGCACAAAGTGGTGCGGTTAATATGACGGATTCAATCGTCTTTAATGCTAATCTGTTTAAAGAACTTTTAAATGCTAATAAAGAGTGTTCAAAAGCAACACTTCAAATTAGTGATAAAGGTTTGGCTCATATCGAGTTTAACGTTGATGACTTCAATGTTAAATATTGGTTAGTTTCACAACAGGTTTAATATGGAATCACATGGATTATTTGTAGAAAAATACAGACCACAAGATTTATCAACATATGTTGGTAATGAACATCTTAAATCAAAAGTAGAGAGGTTTATAAATGATGGAAATGTCCCACATTTACTTCTATATGGTAGAGCTGGTGGTGGCAAAACCACACTTGCTAAGATTATTGTTAATAATCTTGAGTGTGACTATTTATATATTAATGCATCGGATGAAAGAAACATAGATTTGGTTCGAGACAAATTGAAGACATTTGCTTCTTCAATAGGTTTCAAACCAATGAAAATAGTTATACTTGATGAGGCCGATTACTTAAATGTAAATTCTGCTCAACCAGCTCTACGTAATCTAATGGAAACCTTTTCTGCTCATTGTCGATTTATTTTGACTTGTAATTATGTGGAAAAGATTATCGATCCTATACAGAGTCGTTGTCAAACTTACAAAATAATACCACCAAGTAAGAAAGAAGTTGCTCTTCACGCTAAGACTATCTTGGAGAAAGAGAACATATCTTTTGACTTGGATGATTTGGCACTCGTGGTAACTGCAGGTTATCCTGATTTACGAAGGGTAATCAATGAGTTACAGAGAATGTCAATAGATGGTAAGTTGAAGATTGACAAAGACGGAATGTTACATAATGAGTTTAAACTTCAGTTTTTAGAGATGATTAAAAATAATTCTGATATCAGAGCAATTCGTAAATTGATTGCGGATAGTGGTTTTAGTGACTATACGGAATTATTTAGGTTTCTCTATGATGAAGTTGAAAACATAACAAGTGATAAGATGCCTGATGTTATATCAGAAATATCAAAGGGTGCCTATCAAGACGTATTAGTAGTGGATAAGGAAATTAACTTTATTGCTACCGTATCAAGCATATTGGAGAAATTAAAATGAGTTTAAAACCACAAAAACCACTACCAAAACAACAAGTTCAGGTAGATTTGGAAAAAGCAGAAACTATGACTTGTCTAGAATGTAATAACAAGATTTTCATTCAGGGATATGTTATAAAGAAAATATCAGCAATTATGTCACCAACTGGTCAAGAAGTTATAGCACCAGTTCAAGTCTTTAATTGTGGAAATTGTGGTGAGATACTACCATTAAATGAGATAAATGAACTTATTTAGTTGGATTAACGAACTATTTGTCGGTAAACGAGATTGGGATTCCTTTTCGGATGCCGACAAAAAGAAGTTTAGTCCATTTATGGTAAATCGTTATCTAAGTATGGGTGAGGACTTCTTACCTTTCGTAAATCATTTTCAAAAGTACACGATAGAAGTTATGCCACATAAAGCCGTGTATCAATTTTATTGTAGTTTACTACCAAAGAAAAAGACTTACTTAAAGTATTTGAGTGGTAAGAAAGAAAGGACAAATGATTCAGTTGTTCCTTTTATAATGAAGTATTTTGAAATAAGTAAACATCAGGCTGCTGAATATTATGATTTGATGTCAAAAGAAGAGTTAATATTGTTAGTGAAAAAGTTTGGAAAATCCGATAAGGAAATAAAGAAGATGAAAATTAGATGAGTAAGCTATGGATGGCTTTGGGTATATCATTATTAGGTCATGTATGGGCTTGGTTTCATATGCAAGGTCAGTTTAAATATGAATGGGCAAAAAGTATGTGGTGGGTTATATTAGGTGGAATTCCAATTAGTCTTGCTTTTTGGTACGGAACTAAATGGTATTATGAATATTTTGGAAATTACTGGTACGTAAGACCAATTGGATTTGGAATGGCTACAATAGTTTTTACCATATTGACTTATTTGGTTTTACATGAAGTACCCGACACCAGAACTATAATCAGCTTAATTTTATCAGTTATCATTATAGCAATACAATTATCACACTTAATCATAAAATAGGAAAAGTTATGAATATAAAAGAAAGAGAAATTGAACAAACAGTTAAAGATCCCGCCGATGATCCAGAAAGAAAAGAATTTTCTGTAGTCGAACAAATGGAACGGGAATGGCCTGAGATGACTAAAGAGTTCAAGCGATTACAAAGAGAGCAGTATGAATTGTTCTGTCAAAAACAGCAATCATATGGGCCAGGTAATATATCTGTTGGAACACAATTACAAACAAAAGAAGATATAAAGCTATCTCTTACTGGACTCTGGTTCAGGATTAATGACAAATGCCAGAGATTAAAAACAATGATAATGAACGATATTGAGAATACGGATGAGCCAATGGCAGATGCATATTTAGATATGTCTAATTATGGTATAATGGCAACAATCGTAAAAAATGGAAAATGGGGTAAATAATGAACGAAAAATATTGGGGTGAAAAGAAAGTACTCACGAAAAAAGACATACAAGTGAATGGTGGTAAACCAGAAAAGCATATAGCAGTTCATGAAAATAGGATTTATTACTACGCTGGTGTCAGTAGAGAGAGTGCAGTAGAATTAAATAAAAAGGTGGGTGAGTTAGAAAGTAAAAGTATAACATTGTCAAATACTTTAGATATAGACCCACCTACACTCAAAATATTGATAAATTCAGGTGGTGGTTCAATCACTGCTGGTATTTCATCAATGGATACGATATTGAGAACAAAAGTTCCAGTACATACTTATGTAGATGGATTTTGTGCAAGTGCCGCCACATTCCTTTCTGTAGTTGGTGATCATCGATATATGAGTAGAAATTCGTATATGTTGATTCATCAATTATCGACAGGATTTTGGGGAAAGTATTCTGAGTTTGAAGATGAGAAACAGAATCTTGATTTAATGATGAAAACCATTAAGGATGTGTATAAGAAATATACCAAAGTTCCAATGAAAAAGTTAGATAAAATATTGAAACATGATTTATTCTGGGATGCTAATACTTGTTTAAAATATGGTATGATTGACGAGATAATATAATGGGACACGTATCACATAGTCAGTTTGTAAGTTATAACGAATGTAACCTTAAATGGAAACTTCGTTATATAGATAAGTTAGGAACATTTACAGGTAATATTCATACATTGTTCGGATC